TATTGACCGATCAGCGACAGGGTTTGCTTGGCAACCTTCTCCATACCAGATTCAATAGAGTCAACTTCAGCAGTCAACATAGAATCATCTTGCTCTTGCAGATATGAAATAGCTGTAGCCGCAGTAACGCCAGGTGGTACGTTACCCCGAGTTACTTCATGCTGTCCAGAAATATCATCAAAGTCAGCCGTTAATTGCTGTACTTCATTAAGAACATAGTTAGGCAGTGGCTGCAATGGTAAAGGCTGCGGAGGATTAAATCCAGGCTTATATTCAATAACCAGACCTGGCTCAGTAGTCATCTTAGAAACATTAATTGCACCTAAAGGTGCCACAAGCTGAGGCTTAGCCATACGGTTCTTAGCTTCGACAATCTGGCTACGGGTACGGTTAAACTCGCGCTGAATCGGAATAAGGTCTTCAATTACCGATGTGGCATAATACTTACCACTAGGAATGTGATCAAACTTAGCAATACAGAATTGACCATGTTCATAAGGGAAAATAGGGAGATACTGAATTACCTGATCCCCTGTAACAGTGACTAAGCCACCTTCAGGAAAGTCAGGAAGTGCTCCCGGCTTAATGTGCATTTCATGTACGAGAACAGAATCTGAATCTGCCGAACTTCCACCGATTAAATTCAGAAACGCATCATTGAGTATTTCGTTAGCACCCTTAACATTAGGCTTAACTTCTTTACCATCTAGTGTCTTAGCATAGTGCATCTTAAGCCACTCAGGAGTTCGAGTGGAAGAGTGAATCAAATACGGCTGATCTTCAATCTTAGTAGCGCGAAGGTCCGGGATAAGCACATGAAAAGGTGTTTCCGGTGCGTAGCAAATGTCCCCCTGATACGGGGGTTCATCCATTCCAGCTTTAACAACTTTACTGTTATCCCAGTATGTCTTAATATAACCAGTACCAGTTACTAACATCCACCAAGCTGCTTCATGCAAGACAGCTTTAAGATCCTTTTCGTAATACATAGCTTCCCAGATTTGTTCTCCAGCAGAAGCAGCGAACATATCTGCATCGTCAGCGGAAGCTGGAACAATACTAGCACTAGGCTTTTGTGAAGTAAGCTTAGCAAGTTCACGACGTACAATAGGACGAATCTTATTGACAATCATTCGTACACGCCACGGAGGAGCCGGAGGGGTAAATAATCGGCCACCCGCACCAGTGATATTTTTGTAAACTACATTCTGCTTACCAAAGTAGAATGACATATTAAGATACCACTGTCGCTCAAACGACGAGCGAGCCTGCTTCATCTTAGTATAATTTTCGTTTACGAGGCGGGATAACTTCTGAGCCTGCTCACTAGTTAATTGTTGTTGCTGCTGTAGCTCAGGAGGAACTTGACCCAAAGAGACGTTGGGGGGCTTCTGCAAAGGCATCTGGGTCATAAATCTCCTCTCCAATTTCCATTATACCGCCGTGTGCTTCGATCCATCGTTCAGCTTCTTCTAAATCTGACATATTAGCTACGCCAGGCTCAGAGGCTGATCCCAAAGTCATAGCTTCCAGATTCTGGAATGTCATTGGGTCCTTGCTTAGAATTAGATTGTTTTGTCGATTTATTAGATCTAATAGCATCTTGTTTTGATCCGACAGGTTCTGCGACAGGGATTTGTTCTGCGACAGGGTTAGCCGTAGGAGAAGTAATAGAGCTAAGATCAATACCGCTGAACAGACCAGTGTTACGCAAAGTACCAATAGCGTCGTCATAGGCTGCTTTCTGCGTTTGAAATTCTAAAATAGTTTGCCTAGCAGAATCTAACTCATCTTCGAGCTTCTTTGTCTGATCAGGCATTAGACAACCCAGACGATTAGCAAGCTCTTGCATACAGAAGGTACAGAAATAGATTACACCAACGAAATCTATATCTAAACCAATATCTACATACTTACGGTCGTCATTCCTGCTAGCGCCACAGAGCACACAAGTTCCCGGATGCATATTAGGATTATCTAATACACGAATCCGGGAACTTTCTAGATGTGCATACTTAGTGACAGATTCAGTCATTATACGTCGAACTCATCCTTCGGCTCAGAATCAGGCTTATTAGCCTTGTCCTGTAGCTCCTGGAACTTAACGGCAGCATCTAAAGCAGCTACCTTGGATGCGTCGTTATCCCAATTAGCTTGGGTGGGGTCAGGCTCATTTACCCAGACCTCAGCCTTATAAGTGGCAACAGGCTCATTCTCAATAGCAAGAGAATCCGAGTAGTGAGACTTATCTACGTCACGCTCTACTAACTGCGATGCAGGCACTAACTGAGTACCAGTAGACGGACCAGGATTTTCTAAATCCGGCTCACGACCCTCTAACTTAGCGCGCTGAATCTCAGCCTGCTCCCGCTCAACATCATCACGATAAGGGCCACCAGTGCGCTTAGTCTTACCGTGGTTAGCATCGTACAGCTTAACAACTAATTCGTCATTATCCGTATCATGGTTCACGGAACTAGCATACTCAGGACTCTGGGCCGTCATTGTTACCTCTCTAATCCGGTTGGACTACATTACCAGAATACACCGTACGTCAACAGCTACCATTCAGCCCCCATGTACGGATCAGCCGCTTCAATATGCCACTCACTACTTACAGGCTTCTGCTTAGTAGCATTAGTATCAAACACAGGGCGCCTAATGACTTCTTCGTAATTTACCTCAGAAGGCAGGGCTACAGGGGTATCTTTCTTATACGGTGTCAAATCAGGCATAACCGTAAAGAAGTATCGCAGAGAATCTGTAGCGTGATCATCCTTCTTGTGAGGAACATCAAACAAATTGTTCTGTCGCTCAGACTTTTTGTTAGCCCAAGTTTTCCAGCGGTACTTCTGCATTTCATTAATTAAGTTTTCACAGTTCTCGGTAACATGCCAACGCGGGGGTTTTCCAGGGCCATATCCGAGATACGTGTTGATCTTGTTAATACCGTTGAGGACTTCGTTTGATCCGAGCGTGATATAGATTCCATTTTGAGCGTACTCGGTCTGTATTGACGATCCGGTCGTAGCATTTCGTTGAGCGATTGCTGGGTCTCCGATGTAAAGACCAGGTTCTCTCCCAATAGATTTATTAATGAGATGGACTTGTGCCGCATGTTCCTCCACCGTCATCTCTCGCTCGTAGTGTTCCATGAAAGTGGTAATCATACCGTCTGGGTCTACTAAATGCCATAACCAAGCGGTAGGATTATTAAACCCGTGATCTACAGAAGCGTACAACTCATCATGAGGACTAATCTCACTCAGAGATTCGATGATGTGCTCTTTACTAAATGCCTTAAAGATTACACCACCACGACGAGTGAATTTACCCTTAACACGGGCATCCCGATCCTCTTCAGGAAGAGAGTCCAAGAACTCTTGAATCTCTTCCTTACCAAGATGGGGGTTCTCCCACATTTCAACTTCAATAACAGAAATATGAGATTGTGGATTATTCTTACCTGGGATATAGATGGTATCATACATCCATTCCATACCCATGACAGGAGTAAGAGTCATCCACCAAGAACCTGCTGTATCCACTAAACGAGCGATACATTCAAGATAAATATCTTGTGGTGGTTCCTCATCAAAATGCACAAAATGACGTGACGTACCGGCAAACTTATCTACGTCCTGATCATAGGACATGAACTCAACAAACGAACCATTCTCAAAATTCAAAGTTCGTGTCTGAGTGTCATATGCATCAGACCAAGTACCACCCCGAAGATCGGCTACAGGGCACCAACGCATAAACTCTGGCTTTAGGATCTTTTCGATACCATTAAGGAAGTCCACTCCGACAATACGACCGCGAACTCCTCCTTGAGGCGTCTTTCGGAAGGGGTGTCTTCCGGTAAGCCACCACAAATCTTCCGCAATTCCTCCGGTAGTTTTACCAGAACGGTTCCCACCGATGTAAAGACGATGCCTTCCTTCGGCACTATGAAATTGTACTTGTTTGTCGTGGGGAATATATCCGTGGATGTTTGGTCTGGTTGATTGGTTTTGGACCTTCTCCGCGAGGCCAAGCGCAAAGTCCTTGAAACTAAAGTTGTCATCTTTTTTAGCCATTATGCCGTCGTAGAGTCGGTAGCACCTAATTTAACCAGAGCAGCAATCACACTAGCCAAAGCTACGTTTCCGCCTTTAGCTCCTGTGATTGTCACACCCTTAAGAATTCTCACGGAGTTCTTGCCATTATGGTTGTGATCACCAGAAGCAGCCTGACCATTCTTAGTTCCAATAGTGTGGTGATGCGAATCATAACCAGCATCCACATCATCTTTGTCATGAAACTTAAGTACGGTCTTAGAATCAGCTACACCAGGCACACTTCTGTCAAATGGTGGTTTAAACTTATCACCACCAACTTGATATTCCGGTTGATCTCTTGGATCGTTGACTGTCA